AATAGCCGACCTGCAAGTTGAGGATGGTTATGGCGGAGTATGGGTGTGGGATGTTGATACAGGTCCGTACAAAGGAGTATTGAGCACTGCAATAAGACAAGCAACTGCCGAGTTGTTAAGACAACAACCTGATCTTAAGCCTGCTCTTTTTGTAGACGGCGACAATCAAAATCCTGATGCTTGGCAAGCAATAGCCAACAAACTAAATTACACACTATTAGATGAAAACTTTGCCGACGGTAAGAAAAAAGGCAAAAGCAGACCAGGGCGTGTAAAACGTTCAGGTGCTAGTTGCAAAGGATCAGTAACAAAATTACGTAAACAAGCTAAAAATGCAAGTGGCGAGAAAGCGAGGATGTATCATTGGTGCGCAAACATGAAGAGTGGACGAAAGAAGAAATAGCATTTTACATACAAAAATGCAAAGAACACGAATCACGTAGGGCAAGTACCAACGAACGAAACGAATTTTGGCATTCATATAACAAATACTTAAAATGATTATATAGATAAATAGTTTATAGGAGCCATAAATGAAAATTGAGGAAATTACAGAAGGATTTAGAGATGCTGTAAAGCACGGGTTTAACAAATACAATAAACCTGAGGTATTTAAGCCTGCTGTAGATAAAGTAAAAGATGCTTTTACATCTCAAAAAGACAAAGATAAAAAGAAACTAAAAAAAGAAAATACTGCCGGCGCAATTGCATCTGTTGCAATGCCTATGGGTAAAAAGAAAAAGAACAAAATGGTCAGAAGATAACGGAGTTACTGATGAGAGATAAAGAAATTGTAGAAGGACTAGGCGAATTAGCTGATGTAGCAGAACGCGATCACGAGGTACAAATGGCTAGAGCCGACCTTTACAAAATCGCAAAATATGCAATTAAACTTCACGATATGCTTAAAAGTGTAAGCGAGGCTGAAGGCATCGAAGGATGGCAGCAATCGAAAATAACAAAAGCAGCAGACTATATCGGAAGTGTTTATCATTCATTAGATTACGAACAAACACATCAAGGCGGCAGTTTAGGCGAATCAAAAGAAAAAACATCTTGTGGATGCGGACCAGATTGTTCACACTGCGGTGGTGAGCATTCAATGAACAAAGTTGGTGAAAAATGTGAGTGCTGTGGTAAAACGATTAAAGCAGTAGCAGCAGAAGGTAAATTTAAATCAGCTGCACATCGTAAAGCAGTACACGCTGCAAAAGCAAGTGGTAAAAAGAAGAAAAAAGGCTTAGGTGAACGCCTTGGAGCAAAGTTAGCCGAAAAGAAAGACAGTAAAAGTAACAGCTAAGGCAAATAAGTAATGGATTGGCACAAACTACAACACACACTATTTGAAATGGATCCAACAGATCCAAGAGAAGATCTAGCAAAACTACAAGCACAAGCAGGCGGACAGCCGCAAGAAAGTGTAAAAGTTGATAGAGATTATGTGCAAGAAAGTGTAGAAATACCAGAAGGTTCATTAGAAATGGATCGTGATTACAGTGTTGCTGACTTTGCTGCACTTGCAGGTGTTACACTCACTGAAGCACAAAAGAAAGGTTCAGCAGGACAAGCAAAAGGTAAAGATCCTATGCCTAAAGCAGAACCTGGTCGTACAAAACATCCTTTAAAAGATAAACTAGTCGGCGAAGATGATGATAGAATTGCTGCTCTAGAAGCAAGAGTAGCACAACTAGAAGAAATGCTAGAAGCACAAAAAAAGCCCAGCCTTAAACCACGTGATCCGAACGCACAAACGTTAAACGATTTACGTAGTAGTGGTGCAATGGGTGCCCATAAAGATAAAAAGAAGCTTGCCAAACAAGGTTATTCTAAACATAAAGGCAAACAATACGAATCAATCAAAGATGAATTATGGGCAAAGTTGAACAAGTTCAACAAATAATCTCTTGACAAAATCCTAAATATACTGTATTATAATAATAATTACTAATCCACAAGGAGAAAATTATGGGTTCACGTACCTACGGCGCTGAAGAAAAGGCTAAACTAGAACGTCTAGTAAAAGAAGGTGTAACTGTACTGCAAGAAGTTGAAGACTTAAATACAGGCATAAAAGAAACTGTAAAAGCAGTAGCAGAAGAATTAGATATTAAGCCAAGTTTAATTAACAAAGCAATTAGGATTGCACAAAAGCGAGACTGGGATTCACACGCAGACGCTTATGATGATTTAGAAACACTTATTACTACTTTAGGATATGACAAATAAAACCCAAAAACCTTATCAGCCTTTAGCATGGTTTAGCACAGCATCATTGCTGTTTTCAGCTCTGTTAGCCGCTTTTAATGTTTACCCTTTGTACGTATACGCATTTATTATTAGTAATAGTTTATGGACTCTAATAGGCGTGTTATGGAAGGAAAAAAGTTTGGTCGTGATGAATATAGGACTAACTATAATATATATAGCAGGATTAGTGCTATAGTCGCCCAAAGGGCAAGTAGATGGTTAAGTTGGCCACAAGCAACGAAGGAGAAATAAATGCCATACGTTGATGCGATGTTTGATCGTGATCAAGATATTATACGTGTAGTTGAACGCAAAGACGGTAAGCGTGATTATCGCGAGTATCAAGCAAAATACACATTTTATTATGAAGATCCAAAAGGCAAATACAAAAGTGTTTATGGCGATCCTCTAACACGAATTGTTTGTAAGAATACAAAAGACTTCCGCAAAGAAGTTGCAATTAATAAAAGCAAAAATTTATTTGAAAGTGATATCAATCCAATTTTCCAATGCTTGAGTGAAAATTATCTTAACCAAGATGCTCCTAAACTTAACATTGCATTTTTTGATATTGAGACAGACTTTGATCCAGAGCGGGGGTTTGCTGATCCAGCAGATCCATTCATGCCCATTACATCTATAAGTGTATACTTACAGTGGTTAGAAACAATGGTGTGTCTTGCTGTTCCACCTAAAACACTTACAATGGAGCAAGCAAAAGCAGAACTTGAAGGCATTGAAAATGTAATGCTGTTTGAACGTGAAGGTGATATGATTGACACGTTCTTAACACTGATTGAAGATGCTGATATTTTGTCAGGTTGGAACAGTGAAGGATATGATATTCCGTATACTGTAAACAGGACTATGCGTGTACTAAGCAAAGACGACACACGGCGTTTCTGCTTGTGGGGACAGTTGCCTAAGAAGCGTGAATATGAAAAATACGGGAAGCAAGCAGTTACATTTGATCTAGTAGGTCGTGTACATTTGGACAGTTTGGAACTATATCGCAAGTACACATATGAAGAACGTCACACATATCGATTGGATGCAATTGGCGAGATTGAAGTAGGCGAAAACAAAGTGCCATATGAAGGCACACTGGATCAGTTATACAACAACGACTTCCGCAAGTTTATCGAGTACAACATTCAAGATACTGCACTACTAGACAAACTAGACAAAAAATTACGCTTTATTGATTTAAGCAATTCAATTGCACATGAAAATACAGTGCTTCTACAAACAACAATGGGTGCTGTAGCAGTAACAGAGCAGGGTATTATTAACGAAGCACACAACCGTGGACTGCAAGTGCCTAATCGTCCTAAACGTGACGACACCGAAAACACACAAGCTGCAGGTGCGTATGTTGCGTTTCCTAAGAAAGGTTTGCACAAGTGGATCGCATCAATGGACTTGAATTCACTGTATCCTTCAGTAATTCGTGCGCTAAACATGGCGCCCGAAACTATTGTAGGGCAGATACGTCCAGAAATTTCAGAGGCTCGTGTTAAAGAGGACATGGGCTTAAAAAAGAAGTCTTTTGCAGGTAGTTGGGAAGGACGCTTTAGCACAGAAGAATACGAAGCAGTTATGGAGCAACGTAAAGACGTTGCACTTACAATTGACTGGGAAGATGGTCGTAGTGACGTATTATCAGGTGCAGAGATTTATAAACTAATATTTGACAGTCAGATGCCGTGGATGCTAAGTGCTAACGGTACAATTTTTACAACACAGTTTGAAGGTGTTATTCCAGGCATCCTAAAACGTTGGTATGCTGAACGTAAAGATATGCAGAAAATGCTTAAGAAAGCAAAAGACGCAAAGAACGAAGCAGAAATTGAATATTGGGACAAGAGGCAACTTGTTAAAAAAATTAATCTTAATAGCTTGTATGGTGCTATTCTTAATCCTGGCTGTAGATTCTTTGATAAACGAATTGGTCAATCTACTACACTTACAGGACGTACAATTGTTAAACATATGAGTGCCGAAGTAAACAATTGTATTACAGGTGAATACGATCACGTAGGCAAAGCGATGATTTACGGCGATACAGATTCTTGTTATTTTAGTGCTTGGCCTATGCTAAAAGACGATGTAGAATCAGGAAAATTTGAATGGACGAAAGAAAAATGTATTACACTTATGGATCAAGTGTGCGAACAAGCAAATACTACTTTTCCTGACTTTATGTACAAAGCATTTCACTGTCCTAAAAGTCGTTCGGATGTAATTGCAGCTGGCAGAGAAATTATTGCACAAAGCGGCTTGTATATTACTAAGAAGCGTTATGCAGCATTGGTAATTGACAACGAAGGATTTCGTACTGACATAGATGGCAAACCAGGCAAAGTAAAAGCAATGGGTTTGGACTTAAGACGTTCAGACACTCCTGTGTTTATGCAAGACTTCCTAAAAGAATTGCTACTAATGGTGCTTACGGATGCATCACAAGAAGATGTGCTACAGCGTATTACAGAGTTCCGCAAAGAGTTTGAACAGCGTCCAGGATTTGAAAAAGGTTCACCTAAACGTGCAAACAAGATTGGACACTATCAGCGTCTTGAAGAAAAGCAAGGCAAAGCAAACATGCCTGGACATGTTAGAGCAAGCATCAACTGGAACACACTCAAGCGTATGAACGGAGACAAATACTCACAAGAGATTGTAGATGGTATGAAAGTTATTGTATGCAAACTTAAACCAAATCCACTAGGATATACAAGTGTTGCATATCCAACAGATCAATTACGATTGCCAGAATGGTTTAAAGAACTGCCGTTTGATGATGCAGCAATGGCAGAAACAATTATTGACAACAAGCTAGACAACTTGATTGGTGTGCTAAACTATCCGCTAGAGGATACAAAGCAACACAATACATTCTCAAGTTTGTTTGATTTTGGAGACTAACGTGACAGAACACGAACAAATGGTTAAAGAGGAATACAAAGAGGCATCTAGAGAAAATCGTGCGTCTCAACTTGCGGCAGAACTTTCAAAAGAACGTAAACGTCTTAAACAAGAGCTTGCAGAACTTCAACACGAAGTTGAAGATCTAACGCCTACAACGCCTACTGGCACAGTAGACTGGTATGTAAAATGGGCAAGTATGGTACTTGCTGTGATAGGTGTATTTTCAATTAGTGCAGGATTTACAGTATATGGACAAATAGCATATATTCTCAGTTCAATAGGATGGATCTTTGTAGGAATGAGCTGGAGCGATAGAGCAATTATGATAGGATCTAGTATTAGTGGCACAGCAGTTGCTATGAATCTAGTCCAAGGATTAACAATATGAAAATAAAAGTAGAAGTAGAATTTGATACAGAAAAAACACAAGATGAAGAACTAATGCAAAGGCTATTAGAACTTCTTGAAGAACTTAGGGAGCAATTAGGATGAAGGTAGGATTTACTTGTTCAACATTTGACTTGTTACACGCAGGACACGTACAAATGTTACGTGAAGCAAAAGAACAGTGTGATTATCTCATATGCGGATTACAAGTAGATCCTAGCATCGACCGTTCTGAAAAAAACGCACCTATACAAACTGTTGTAGAACGTTACACACAACTCAAAGCAGTTGCATACGTAGATGAAATAATTCCATATACATCTGAAAAAGACCTAGAAGATATCTTGACAATGTATCATATTGATGTTAGAATATTAGGAGAGGAGTATAGAGACAAAGAGTTCACAGGCAAAGATATATGTCGTAAACGTGATATTGATCTATACTTTAACAAGAGAGACCATCGCTTTAGTTCAAGTGATTTAAGAAAGCGAGTAGCAGAAAGGCAAAGCAATGACTGAAGGTCCATTTAAAAACGCATTTGATGCAGACACAGTAGGTGTTGTGCGTCGTGAGATTGTAACCTATCGTTACAAAAACGGTGTTATGGTGAGAGAAACAGCAGTTCGTGATTATTACAAAAGTGGTGATTATCACGACACAGTTAACACAATGCCA